ATAAATCATATTTTCTTCAATTGCACCGTTTCTATCTAATTGCTTCAATATAACATCGAAGTCAGAAAGATCAGCGTCAGAAGATAAATCTTCAAATACATTTCCACGAGCTTCTAAAGCCGCAAAGAATCCTTCAGAACCAGTATATCCAGCTCCTAAAGTAGACCCAGCCGCTTTCTTAACAGTTTCAACCATAGACATTTCTAAGTAGTCTTCAAAGCGTAAGCGAGTTTCGTGCTCAGACTTTAAATACCATAAATATCCAGAAGCTCCATTCTCAGAAGTTACTTCAATCCATCCAATCTGAGCAGTGTCAGATCCGTTGATTTGATAGTTGTCTTTTAAGATAATGGGCTTGTTGGTATAAGAGCTGTAGTCAGCATCGATAGACCCTTCCATTCCGGCAGAACCTTTTGCAAACTCAGAACCATAAACTACAACTGTAGCCCCATTAGCTAGAGTTAATCCAGTCCAGTCAGCAGCAGTATAACATACGGCTGTAAAAGTTCCTGTTGATGCGGCAGTGTTAACACCTTGTACAGTAACAACACCTTTAAGTACTGGTCCAACAGGAGCATTTGCTGCTGTAACACCTTGTACCATAATTGTTTGCCCTACACGAATAGCAGGAGCAGAAGCAGTGTCTACGCCAGCAGGTAAAGTAACTGTAAATATGTTACCAGCAATAGCTACGTCTTCGTAACGTGTGTGTAAACGCCCTTGCTCTACCCAACGAATTTCGTCAGATGTAGAGGGCATTTCAGCTGATACCATACGCAAGAAAGAAGAGATAGAGCGATTTCCGTAAATCTCAGCTTCTTTTTCGTATACATCAGGTAAAAATTGCTTTGTAAAATCAAAGTCTGTAATGTAATTGTTTTGAAATAAAGTCCCTTTAGTTTGTGAGGGCTGTAAATTTTCAATGCCAGTTGTTAAAGCCATTGTAATAAATTTTTAGTTAGTTTTTTAGTTTCATTCTTAATTTAGAGCTTGAATCTCCTGAAACAACTTTAAACTTTTGACCGGTAGATGTTTTAATAACACCTTCTTGCCTAGGGTCCATATTTATATTTTTAGCCTCCTTAGCGGATGTGCGAAGAGCATCGGCACGGCCTTGCTCATAAAAATGTTCTGCAAGCTTATCCGCATTACGTGCTGCAAATAAAGCTTTATGGTATCCCTTAGCGTCACTAAGCTGCCCGTCTTCTCCTACAAATTTTGAAACAAAATTATTAATATCTGATTGTTGCGTTTTAGTATCTACAACATTATTAACTTTATATCGGTATTTATTGTCCCCAACTTGGAAATCAAAACCTTTAAAAGTTTCACCAAATACATTTTCTGTTTTTTGTAAAAAAGATTTTTTTAATTGTTCATTAGAATCAACACTCTGTTGGTATTCATTATAATGCTCAAAAGCCTCTTGGTACTCCTGAGGAATATCTTGTTGCTTTCTCAACTTGAGATCAGCATAATATTTCTCTTTGTTTCCTTCTAAGAACTTTTTAGCATTAAATAATTCTTCTTTAAACGCTCTTTTTTTTGTGCGTATTTCTCTTGGGTCGTCGTCTTCATCAAATGAAAAATTATCTTCCATGTATTCATCTACTTCTTGACTGTCCCAAGGTTTTGCTTGTTTATAATATTCGCGTAATATTTGCCCTTCATCATAAGACGAAATATCGCGGTTTAAATTAACGTAGTCTTCCAAGGTACCACCAGTTTCTTCCATAAACTTTAAAAGCTTATCAACATTTTCTGGCAATTCAACTTGAGGCTGTTGGGGCTGCTCATTAACCTTAGCTGCATTTTCATCAACTTTAGGTTGTTCTACTTTTGTTTCTTCAGCTTCATCTCCAGTAACAAGTTCTAACGGTGAGTTTTCTTCTTTAGTCTCTTGGGTTTCGGTTTGCTCCCGTACTTTTTTGACCACTTCTTTGCTATCTCCGGTTTCATTTTCCACAGAAACCTCCTCTGTTTTTCGCTCTTGAACGGCATCCTCTGTTGTTTTGTTTAATTCGTCTAAATTAATTTTAGGCACATCGCTTGTTTCTTGTCCTGCAGCTTCTGGTGCAATATCACCACTTTCAACTGCTTTATCAAGTACAGCTTGTTCTTGTTCTTGTGCTGATTTAGTTTCTTCGCTATCAACAGCACCTTTAATTTTCCATTCACTCATAATTTAATAATATATAATAGTTAATAATCTTTATCGTGGTTCAAATCTACTTAAATCAATCCCGCCTAAGACATCATTACCTTTAGATTCAAAAGACTTTTTAGGTTTAGAAACTGACGGAGGACCTGAAATGTCAGAATCTGTAATTTTAGCTCCTGCTATTTGTTTTTTAGTATCAAGCTCCATTTCTTTAAGCTTTAAATTTAAATCAAATTCAAACTGCATAAGCTCTTTCTTGGTTCTAGCTTCAATCTCTAGTTTCTTAATATCAAAGTTTGTTTGAGCTTCAGCTAATTTTGATTTAGCCTCAGTTTTTACCATTTCAGCTTGTCCTTTAGCTAGTTCAGCAGCTTGCGCAGCTTGCGCGTTTGCTTGAGATTGAGCTGCTATATTTCTTTCTGCTTTAAATTGATCGTTAGCTTCCTTTCTACCCCTTCTAAACTTTAACAATTGATTAGCTAATTTTATATTTTTAATTTGTCTAATATCAATTACGTCGTCTAAACTTATTTGATCTCTTGATAAAGCAACCTGTATGTTGTTTTCAACTAATTGTTTTTCATCTTCATCAGGATCTAACTCTAAAAATATAGCAAAATCATGCAAATGCAATTTAGAAATTTCTTGTAAAGCACCCACGCTAAATCTACCAATCCCCGTGATCATTGCATCTCTTTGCGGATGAAATTCTAAAACATCTTTTATCCTAATGCATATAGCTTCCGCCAATGTAGATGTCACGTACATAGATGAGTGCAATACATGCCTAGTTGCAGTATTAGAATTAGCTGCCGCAAGTTTTTGTACACCTACTAATGAATACTGATCGGGATCAGAACCATCTCTAGCTTCGTTCAAACCAGTTACATCTCTTATCATATTAAGATAATAATTGTACGCTTGAATAAGTAAAGTTGATTGTTGGCCACCACCACCAGGTAGTTCTTGAATTGGAATTTTTCCAGCATTCATATCGCCATCAACAGTCATAGACCTACCTATAACAGAACCTGTTTGAAAATATAAATTTAAGGCCTCCTGTGGATTATAATTTGTTCCATTGCCTAAATCAATTTCAGCCAAACCATCTGCGTCTAAATAAACACCTGATGGCGTCATTCTTTGTAATACTTGTTGTAGTTTTAAATGTGTTAGTTGTATTAAGTCAGCATATGTTACCATTCTACTAACTAAGCTTTCTAGTTTTCCTTTATACATTCGAGGGGCGCTAACAACGTAATTCATCATAACTTGGTTAGCGTTAGAGTCTGGCCTAACCATATTAGAAGCTTTTTTCCATTTTAGAAGATTATTAGCTCCTAATACCATAACACCTTCATAAATAGTTTCTACTGCTGTTTCTACTTTTTCAAATCTAGCTCTTTGATCTTTAGGTGGATTAAATTTATCATCTTTTTTAATAGCTTTATTAGCGCCAGTTGATGTTTCTTTTATTTTATAAACACTTTTTTCCCAAGTTTTCCAATTAAAGTAAAGGACATTTAGTGTGTTGCTATCAGTTGAATCATCAACATTAGCTGTTGCGTAGTCATAGTTTTTAAAATTGCTTGATTGCTTTACAGCAAGATTAAATTCCTCATCAGATAACCCTGGAAACTGTTTTTTAAGCTCGTTGGCTTTTATTTGTTTTATTTCTCCAAAATAATATACATCTTGAAAATTAGGATCTTCAGTATATGAATATATTAAATTAGATGGATCAACGTATTCTATAGTTATACCGTCAGTATTGTTAAATCCGTGCTTAGCCGCTGAAATGCCCAAAACGGTTTGATCGTAGTCAAGTCTTTTCTTTGTTTCAAAATACTTATTACGTTTAAATGTATTGTCTATGCTTTGCTCAATTGCAATTTCAATCTGTTGCTTGTAGCCAATCTGCATATGAAGTTCTAACTCTTCTGGGCTTGTTGGCAAATCTTCTTGCTTTATATTGCGGGTGTTTACGCCAAGCTTTGTTTCAATTTCGCTTATTAAATCTTGAGTATTCATATCCTCAAGTATCATTTCAACAAAATTAGTTCTTTCTTTTACAGACGTTGGATCTTGTGCAAAAGCTTTAACTGTAAACAATCTATCTTGCATTCCGTTTACAACAATATCTACAAACTTAGGAATAATTGGAACTGGTGTCCAGTCTAAGTTTAAATAAGATAAATCGCCGTTAACAGAAAATTCATCTTTATACTTTTGAATTGATTGCTCACCTCTTGCATATAACCTCAATTTGTGGAAGTCTCTTTGGTTTTGAGCAAACCTTCCTGTACCAGATGATTTTCTAAACCACTCATTTTGTATACCTCGCGCCACTTCCATTCCGTAGGCTTTGCTCGCTTTAGTAGCATCGTCAACCGATTGGCTGGGAAATTGGGTAACTTGTCCTGTAGCTTCTGCCATTTTTTATTGTATTATTTTACTATTCAATCCTGAATTATTATATTTTGAAAAACCAAAATCTATTTTTTTAACTTCTCTTGTAGTTTTAGATGCATATAAGTGTCTTTGGCAAGCCATTATAGCTAAGCCAGAACTAATTGATGCATCAAATTTAGTTCTTTTATTAATATCAAATTTAGCCCAATCTTCAAGCGTTCTTTGAAAAAACATTTTGCCGTGTTCACCATTTTCTTTTAGCCCAACATGGCTTTCAATGTAGCTTTCAATTGCTGCAGCGTGTGCTTGTCTTATATCTTCTGAAGAGTTTGGTATACCACCTAACTCTTTTTCTGTTACAGACAATTTGTTTCTTGCTTTATCAGGTCTATTCATAGAGTAACCTCTATAACCTCTTCTTTTAATATGATATAATAATCTAGGTTTATTGTTTTCCGCTAATATTGGCATGCCGTAAAATACCATTGCCATTAACACGTCTTCAAAAAATATTTCTGCAGTTTGTGGCCGAGCAACATATTCTAAAAAGAATTGACTTGATGGAACGTCTGCAAGCATACTAAATGTTGTTAAACCGTGTAATGCTCCATTTGAACCTCCACCATCAACTGTTCCGCTAATATCATAACTGTCACAACCAAATGCGCCTAAATCTTTATTACCAGGATATTTTACACCATTTTGAACAATTATATTGTTTTGTAATTCAACTGGCGGTATCCAAGATAATTTAAATCTTCCTGTTTTATTTGGGTGAAATTCTACAATAGAATCCTTAACTCCATTTCTCCAGCTAAATGATCCACGAGTAACGTACCCACTCATTGTCATTTCTTCATTAAAATCTACTTGCTCGTATATCTTATTTAAATTAAATAAAGATCTTGCTATTTCATCTCTAAAAGCGTGTTTTTCACTTCTTGGAAATTGACGATAAAATTCATTCAACGCATCATTATCCCCTTTGAGTCCATCTGCTTCATTCTCCCAATGCTCGATAACTCCGACATAGATAAGCTCTCCATCAATTCCTTTGATTGGCTTTTCTGGAGTATCGAATACAGGAAATCCATATTTATCAATGAATCCCTCGTAGTTCCATTCCATAGGTATGAACAAAGAGTATAGTCCACTAGCAGTTTGCCCATTGCGATTTCGCTTCGTAACGTCTGAACCATAATATAATTTTTTAAAGTTCTCCCCTCCTTTGTCTAAAGCGTTTGATGTAGAACCCATCATACACTTGCCAACTATCTTAGCACCTAGCCTTAAACAAGTTTTTGTTACTCGCCAGTTGTTAAGGATATTGTCAGGCTTTTCCCATTTACCAGATTCATCGTGTACTAGTAATCTTAGTTTTTCTCCGTCGTAGGAGTTGTCGCCTGTATTCTTCCAGTCAATTGTCGTGTCAAGTCCTTTTTGGGTTTCGACCGACGCCTCGTTGATTGTGCTTCTTGTGAGCCTTCTTGACGGCGTCTTGTAGGATAGTTCTGTTTTCGGACGTTCCATCCCGTCTTGGATTGGTTTGAAAAAGAACGGATAGTTTGCCGATATTGGTACGACCTTATCTGTGAACATTTTCTTCGCATCCGCTCCAGACTTTGATAAAATTCCAAATCTGGAGTCTCTAGAGACTGTAGCTTGATCAACAGTCTCTGCGCTTCCCATGAAGGAAAAACCAGAGCGTCTGTTTTTAAGGTAGCACATTCCATAACTTCTTGTATCAGCTTTGCACGCTTCCCAGAAGTAATAGAATATTTTATTTGCTTGTCTAAAATCCGGTGATCCCACGTCGATTTTTGTCCAGTTGAGGTACATATAGTGTGCCCCGGTAATATAAGTTGGGGAGCCATTGCACATGAACCAATAGCCGTCATTGCGCCTACTAAACTCATTGTCAATATAACCGTAGTACTGTTCTCTAATATCTTCCGCAAGTAATTTAAAATCATAAATTGTTTTTATTTTATCTAAAGATGCAGGCTTAGGTGTTTTTGTAAATACTTGATCTTCTTTTTTTAGATCTTGTCCATCAACATTTTTAGGCGCTACAGGTAATCCAACGCGTAATCCTTGTATTTCGTATATTTCTCCTAGCGTACCATCTTTGCTAATGACTACACAATCTAAATCTAAATTATAACCATATTTAAATTTTTTATGTTTATTGCTATTTTTAACATCTTTATTGTTAAGATGATCTGTGTGTATAGCATATAGTGTTTGCTGATACATTATTTAGTGCGGCCCTCCACACCAAAAAACTCTCGCTTTTCTTTTTTATTATCTTTGTTTAGAGCTTCTAACTCTTCTACTTTAGCCATCATAGCCATGGCGTCTTCCATAGCTAATCTATAGGCTGATGCTGAGACTTTAACTTTTTCTGGATCAACTTCGGTTAAATCCATTTTTGTATGCATAACTTTGATAAGTTCGTTAATTGCATTCTCAGAAGCTTTTAGTAGTTCTGCTCTTTTCTTTTTTATGTCCATAGTTGATAGTAATGTCTTGTGATAAAATTCTATATAATTTTTTATCATCTATGTTAAACTCATATTCAGAGTCAGGCGTAAACCCAACAATATCTCCACAGGACAATCCTAAGGAGCTTAAATAGTCATTTGTATATGTAAGCTTGCCTAGCAACTTTTGTTCGCTGTCGAGGCTCCATATGTCTTCGTTTTCTATTGGCTCTACAAAACAATATTGAATTGGGCAATGCCATTCTCCATTTTGTTTGTAAGCAAATATTTGGTCTTGTGCAACTGTATAATTATTTTCATTAATATAACTTCCAGAATTTCTTTCGTTGCCTCTTACATCAAACCAACGTCTAAATACGTTGTGATGCACTATAACCTCGTCACCTTTTTTTATAGGTGTATTGATATTTATAGGAACATTGACAACAGTTCCTATTCTATTAACAAACATATAATCTCTTTCTGTAATTTCAGTATTTAAGATTAATTCTTTGTCGTCAACAGATACTTTATTATTGTATCTGTTATTAGTTGATATAATATAATTGTATAATGATTTCATTTAGTAGTCTAGGTTATACTCAATTGATATAGCCATGTTACTATTAAAGTTTTTCCACGGCATTTGTGCTCCGTTTTTTTCTATGTAAATTTTATACGCTCCATCTTCTTCTAGTATATCACATATCTTATGTCCTCCATAAACTTCTTGTCCAATGGAGTAATGCATTGCTTCGTTTTTATAATCTTGACCAATGCTTATTTTTCTAATTAATTTCATTGTATTTATTTTAATATGTCCAAATAGTTGTTTCAGGAGCTCCTGGATAACCAATGCCTACATGAACAAAGTTGCTTTTTCTTGAAATACCTATACGTTTAAATCCAACCTTGATAGCCGCAGCTACTAGTTTATATGTAGCTTCGCCTCCAACACAT